TCTTTTTTCCATCATACTGCTATTCGTGATCAATTAGCTAAGGTTGGTGTAGTATACACCATGGCTGAGAAAACAGCTAAGAGTGTACCTTTTATTCATATAGATAATGTTTCATTTTTGAAGCGTTCTTGGCGTTGGGATTCCGATGTTAAGGCATTTTTGTGTCCTTTGGAACATGATTCTATTGAGAAATCACTTATGACTTGGGTTAGATCTAAATCTATTAGTGAGGAGGAACAGTGCGTTGCGGTCGTGGCGTCGGCCGTAAGTGAATATTGGTTCTATGGTAGGAATGTTTTTGAGAAGAGAAGAGCTCTTCTTATGCAGATTATTAAAGATTTGGGTTATGAACGATGGTGTTCAGAATCTACTTTTCCTACTTGGTGCGAATTGCAACAACGCTTTTGGGAGACTTCACGGTATCCCAGGAATGGGGGTGTGTCTGCACCTCCAGCTCTTTGAGTAAAGCAAAAACTAGATGTTATGTGTTAGTTACTGTTACATTTTACATTTAATGCATATAGTTGTATGTAAAGAGTGGAACACGTTTCTCTACTTACTAGGGCGTTCCCCGAAATATATTTTTATATATGTGTTTAGTTAGTACACAAATGAATGCATTACTGTGTATTAGGATGAGTATCCTATTGCATTTTTATGTTTTACTCACTCAAAAATTTCAAGAATACAATGCTCTTGTACATGAGCAATATGATGTACAATCGGTGGATATCGACAGTTCTGGTGGCGTGCCTTCTGAGATTACTCAGGGTGACAAGGGTTTGCCTGGCGGCACAGAGGAGCGTGCTTCAACTGTTCGCTATCTTGATGAGAATCCTGGACAGATGCTTTCGTGGAATCCTATTTCGGATAATAGCTATTATAATGATTATACTGCTGGGGTGGAACTCAATAACTTTTTTGAGCGACCGGTTCTGATACAAACTTATAGTTTGTCGGAAAGCTCAAATTTTAATCAAACTTTTAACCCTTGGTATAATTATTTTAGTGATACCCGTGTTGGTAAAAAGTTAGATAATTTTTCGTTATTGAGTTGTAATCTCCATGTTAAATTTATTATTAACGCGTCTCCATTTTATTATGGAATGCTTATTGCATCGTGGCGACCAGTCGTAAATTTTGCTAATGATAATATACAATCTGGAGATACCTACGCCTCGGACTTGATCCCTCTTTCGCAGAGGCCTCATATTTATCTATATCCACAAACTTGTCAGGGTGGAGAAATGAAGTTGCCGTTTTTCTATTTTAAAAATTGGCTGCGCGTGAATGATCACAATGAGTTTA